ATGTACACGATCACCCTTCAAGACGCTCCCGCCGACCTGCCGGAACTGGCGCGGGCCCATGCCGAACACCTCTTCCGTCGAACACTGGAGCGCGCCCTTGGCGGCCCGGAACAGGTGCTTGCGGCCTACAAGGCCTGGACGACGGCGGAGGACACCGCAGAAGATGAGATGACGCCCGAGGATGTCGCGCTGGCCAAGCGCTGGATCGCGGCGGCCGGGCGTGCGCGGGGCGATGCGTTCCAGGCCATGGGGGAGACGGAGGCTTGGTTTGAGATGCGGGCGGCAAAGCAAAGCCACGTCCGATGAAAACACATCTCCACAATGCTAAGCGACACAGAGACAACTGATACAAAGTAAAGCTAGCTATCCATCTCTATAAGTCCCAGACTGAATAAAACGAGGCAGCAGTAACTCAAGGCCGATAACTAATCTAACAGATTGTGCCAACGCCTCTATAAAAATCGCATGCTTAGCGCGTGCGGCCCCTTGCACACTGATTTCGTCGAAATCGGAACGTTTCGCGATGGGCAACCCTGGCGCAGATGTGCATAACAAACCGGCCAGGCTACTTGGAGCCCTCATGATCCTCTACCTCTCGCCCGCTGGCGTTTTCGCCCCGAAACTGCAGGCAGCAGACATGGATTGCCCGCCGTCGCCCCCCTCCCCGTTTGACGAGCTCGAACGCAACAGGCGGCGCATTAAGCACCGTGCCCATTTTCTCAAGCTGATGAAAGAAAAATTCCCTGGATTGCCCTACTAAACCTGCAATCCGGCCACGCAGCGGTACTGCCAAACTCTTAACCTAACACCCGTGCCATCAACCCATTTTGGGCGATGGCAACCGAAATCTCGGAGTACACCATGGAACAAATCAGACCCCTCAACACCCCTTCCGCCAACGAGAAGAAGGATGAATTGCAACCGAAGCCCGCCCCCAAGGGTGGTCCTCAGGAATCCACTGCGCATGAGCGCAAGGATCAAGCGCCGAAACAGTAACGGTAGCCAAAAGGCTACTGGAGGAAGACCAGCAACCCTTCCTTCATCTGTGCCACCAGCCGCCTTCGGGCGGCTTTTCTTCGCTCTCACCGGCACACTCTCTCCCAAGTAGCCGCCTCAGTCTCAATCCACCGCAGCGGTCGGATCGGCATCAGGGCAGCGAGTCATAACCCTTTTCGCACGCCAGTCCCGCTATTCGGAGCTGGTCAGCGTATCCGCTGATGTCTCGACCAGCCGCGTCCATCCCGCTGAGCAACCTGACGAGCAGATCGAGGGTATCGGCACCTGACTGGCCCTGGCCTCCGCCGGCAGCGGCGGGATCTCTGCCGCCCGCACGTAGACGGGCGACTTGCTGGCGCAGGCGCTCAGAAGCAGCACGGGCACGATCAGCATCAGCAGCCGCAGCCGCGGCCTGTGTCTTGGCATCATTGATGACTCCCTCTCGCGCCGCCCAGCGGCGCTGTTCCGTTGCCCTGGCCAGCGCCTGGGCGTCTGCGATCTGCTGCGCCTGGTCGCGCTCCATGCCCGAGATCTTGGCGTCGTAGCGCCAGCCTTGGACTGTCCACGCGGCACCAGCGGCCAGCATCCCCGCAGCGACAGCGGCGGCCGCGTAGCCCCGCCAGCCGGCCAGGGCCTTGAGTGCGGCGGCGATCATGGCGTGTCCTCTGCCGAATAATCCAGATTTCCGGCCGTGCGATTGGCCCAGCCGCGGCCAAACGACGGCCAAGTCGACAACGATGTGTAAAAGCGCAGGCGCGCGGCGTTGAATCTGGCCAGCACGTCAGTCACGTCCATCCGTTTGATTGCATCCATCGTGACTGGCCCCATCGATCCATCGGCCGCCACCCCCACAGCGCGCTGCAGGAATCGGATGGCGTTGCCGATTCCGTGGTTCACTGCCGCGTCGAATACTTGAAACGCGATCGCACCGTCGAATTCATCGCAACGGGCTCGGCCCCAGTACGCCGTGCGGTAGATCTCCTTGGCTTGGTCGCGCGTCAGATCGCGCATGCTGCCCGTGTATCCATCCTCGGCCGCGGTGCGTTTCGTGACACCCCAGTTCGTTTCGCCGCCCGGGTCGTCGGGGTGATTGACGTAGCCGCCCTCGTGGCCGATCAGACGCTCGAATGCCGTGTCGAATGTGACGACGCTGCCGGGCGGCGGCGGTGCTACGGCACAGGTCAGCATTTGCCGATCCTCCGTTTGATGCGCCGACGCACCGGCCGGCAGGCCTTGATCCAGTAGCAGCGCCCAGCCAAGCCAGCGGCCGCCACCGCGAACACGGTTTCAGAGCGGTCCACCGTCTCCGGCAGGATCCATCCCCAGGCCGCGCAGGCGATCGACGCGAAGCACAGCACGATCAGGCTGAATTTCCCCAGGACGCCTTCGCCCACGTGCGGGCGCACCACCGCCCAGCAACAGGCCAGCGCGATCAGTAGATGCGCGGCAATGAATGTGATGACCATCACGCCCCCCGATTGAAGATGCGGCGCACGACATCCTGAATCAGGCCCCACCAGTCGGCCTTCTGCAGGGTGTGCATCACGCCGCCGACAGCCGCCCAGGAGAACAGGCCGACCAGAAAGCTCATGCCGTTGGACCAGGACGCCGGCATACCAACCCACTCCATGAGCGGGGTTGTCAGCAAGGCCGCCGAGAGCGTGCCCGTGATCGTCATGACGCCTTTCTGTTTCCACGTCATGCCCTCGATGAATTGCAGCGACAGCGCCGCCCCGGCGGCCCCCGCGATCAGTGGCCACAGGCCCTCTTCTGGTATCTGCATCCTGCGTTTCCAAAAAAATACCCGCGCAGGGCGGGCGGTTGATAAATCTATCTGTGCAGCCCAAAAACGAGCTTCAAAATGCAGCGGTGGTACATGTTGCGTGATGTGTATGATTACGACTATTACCAAACAAGGAAAAAAGATGAAAGCCATGTTGCTGCGTGCATTTTCGAAGGCCCTCGACACGCGAGGCTTAGAGCTTCGACGCAAGCCAGACGCATATCAACTGGCAACCTATACGAAGTTATATGACCAAAAGACGCTTGCCAGGAGACCTTTCTACAACGTAGGCGCTGGATCGTTTTTTCACCCTCACTGGACAAACATTGACTTTGTCAGCGATTGGTATAAAGGCGAGCAAAAGCACGTTATCCATCACGATCTGATGGCGCTTGGGCCACTGCCGATCGATGATGGAACTGCCGAGGTGATATACACATCTCACACAATCGAGCACGTGAAAGAACCTGCTGTGCAGAACCTATTCAATGAAGCGTTCAGGGCACTTAAACCGGGTGGAGTGCTGCGCGTCACCACCGGCCCGGACGCCGAGACAGATTTCCGCGCCATGATGCGCGGCGATGACGATTGGTTTTATTGGGATGAATCCTACGTCACCCCCGATTACTACAGCAGAATGTTCAAGGCACCAGCGACCAGCGTCCCCCTGGAAGAGCGGTGGCTGCACCACGTAGCCAGCCAACTGGCCCCAAACGACATCACGGAAAGCAAGAAGTACACCGCCGAAGATGTCAGAGAAAAGGTCGCCGAGCTTGGCTTCGAGGGCGCCCTGGATTTCTTCACATCCCAATGCCAGTTCATTCCCGAGCGCCCTGGCAACCACGTGTCCTGGTGGACCCACGGCAAGGTCGAAAAATTCATGCGCAATGCCGGGTTTGAGAATGTTTACCGATCCGGCCACAGCCAGTCAGTGCTGCCCATTCTTCGCAACACAAGCCTCTTTGATTCCACGCACCCGGCGATGTCGATCTACGTGGAAGCAATCAAACAGCCTTGATCAGCAAAGCAGTCATGGCTGCCCGGATTGCGGCGCAACCGGCCAGCCGATGGTTTGCGGGAATCCGCTCTGTTCCGGCACGTCGCGCAGCGCCTGACGATAGGCCATCCATTCGGGCGGCACTGCGTCGCCGGTTTCAATGGATCGCGTTACGATCCAATCGGATTCAGACAGTAGGCGGTCGCGCTTAGCGCGGGCAGCAGAAGCAAGTTCGGCGGATGACGGCGGCTGCGGATCGGTCAGGATCGGACGGCCGTGTTCGTCTGCCACGATACGCTTTCCTTCGACTTGCCCCGCCATCAGAGCACCATGTTCGTCGTCCGTTATTTCGATACCACCGTTATCGCTGCTGTTGAATGCAAAGCGCCCGTCAGCTTCAATCATTTTTGCAAACCACATATTAAATCCCCCAGGCATGCCAGTAAGCGGTCGTCGTTACTGATGGTGATGCGTTAACGTCCGCGATTAGATCCATGCCGGTCAATGACACATTGTTTATATACGCACCGATCACGGTATTTTGAGCTCCAATTCCTCCGGGAATCCATCCAGCATCGAATACTTTTGATGCAAACGCTTCCGGGAAAGTCACTGGTGTTGTTACGTCGCCTGTAATCGCGAACGATACCTGCCCTGATATGAACTTCACCCCGTTAGGAAATTTCATGATGGTGTATCCCGCACCTTGGACAAGGTTGCCGCCACCGAACGCATCTGCCAATTTCTTCGGCGTCAACACCGTAGTGTCATCAGCAAAGCCCTGCGCAAGCGCGGCTGTCGCAATCTTCATTGCTCCCGCGTAGGTCTCGGATGCGATCAGAGGGGCGTATTTGCTACCGTCCCAGATATACACCGCCCCGCCATGATCGGTCACGATGATGGGCCCCTGGTCAGCGGTCAGAGCGTCCACCTCGGCAAAGGTGGCGCCGGGGATGGCGTTGCCCTTGATCGTTTTCACCAGCGCATCGAAATACTGGGATGCGCGCGCGGTATCGACAGTTCCGCTTGCGGTCATGCCCGCATCGGACATCAAGGCCTGAAAAAAGGCCAACATATCGTTGGCCCAATCCTGTTCGAGGTACGTCCCATCCTTGGCGGTGGGCGACGTTCGGTTTTTGAAACTCCCTTGAGGGTAGTCGAGCGTCTTTCCGCCGGCGCGGCCGGGGTAACGGTCAGCGAGAATGATTGCCATGCTTAGCCACCTATAAAATCAGAAAATTGTGCGTTGTCGTCATCGCCGAACTCGATGTCTTCGTCACCGAATTCGGCCATATTCGTCAATTCCAGGAACCCGCGAAAAAGCACCCCCTGTGGGATCTGGACCAGGTCCGCGTTGAACAGCGCCCACCGCTCCAGTTCGGTGAGGTCGCCGGCGAACTCGATGGAGAATTCCATATCCTCCGTGTCATTGATCCTCAGAAACTTGGGACCGACCAGGAAAGCCATCTCTTCGATGATGCTTTCGATAGTCGCGTCGCCCGTGTTTTTCATGATCTTGGCTTTGATCGCCAGTCGGTAAAGGCCGTCGGCCATCTGCGCATCGTCGGAAACACGCGCCGCCGAGAAAACCGCTTCATCGTCGCCACATTCCGCACCGTCCGTCAGATCGAATTCTGCGGTCTGCATCGTCAACTGCCCGATGAAATCGCGCGGAAACACGACGATGCGCCCGATCACGTCGAGCTGCACGCCCTCGGCGCTGTCGATGTCGTAGGACTGGCGCACGGCCACGGCGGCGTCATAGATCGAGCCGCCCATGCGCCGCGCAATCGCCAGCCAGTCCATGAATTTGGGCTGGTTGCGATACTGCGCGTAGGCGCGCTGCGGGACGTTCTCGATCATGACGTCGTCACCGTGATGTTGGAATCGAGCCAGCGGCTCAATTCGTTGTAGGCGATGGCCTTGTTGGCGGTCGCGCCGTCCAGCGTCAGACTGGTGACGTAGGAATTCCCGTACTTCCCAATGACCTGATTGATCGGCGTGTACATCGTCGAGATCGGCACGGATTCGCCGATGTCAAAGCCTGTGGTCTTGAAGCCGTCTTCTCCGGACGGCGAATCGCCGGCCGCGAATGCCAGAATGGCGTCCTTGATCTGGCTTTCCAAATCGTCGGGCAGCGTGCCGTCGTCCTTGATATCCACGACCACCACGATATCCACATAGCCGGGCCGCCCGAAGGTGATGAGTTGCCGGTGCGTGGCAATGGTGGGCGATGTCACCCACTCCTGCACGGGCGTGCCGTCACCATTCAGCAGCACCCCCGGGTTCTTCTTCAGGTAGATGGCCATCGCCACGTCGGCGGCCACGCCGCCGTCAACCAGGATCGTCAGCGAGTGCGCAGGCAGTCCGTGCGGGTTCAGATCAGGATCGATGGCCGCGCTGCCGGTGGGGTTCTCATAGACCTTGACGCGGCGTACGCCGGGCGTGTTCGATAATTCGCCGTAGAGCGAATCGACCTGGTTGTTCCCGGGCCTACCCACAGCCAGCCGGCGACGAATGCGCAAGTTCGAATCACGTTCCGATTCGGTTCCGGGCGTGGCCGGGCTTGCGTTCGTGACAGCCGATACCCCGGCGATGGTCGTGATGATCTTGGTGATCGTGCCGGGATCAGCCTGGATGTTTCCCGTCTGTTCGCTGCGCGCCGGCACGACGACAGTCCCGTCCGGGCCGACGGCAAATGCTTGATCCACCAGCCACCGCTGACCGGTGTCCGCGGACTCGACGATACTGTCGGCCAGGATCACGGATCCCGGCACGCCGGTGAACGTCAGCTCAACGTTCGATGGCGTGCCGGGATTGCGAAAAGTTCCGGTGATCGATGAGACAGCATCCAGGTCAATACCGACCGCCTTCGCCGGGTCCTTGCTGGCCCACGCCCGATACAGCACCTCGTCGAGCGCCGAGAAGATTTCAGCGTCATGCGCGATCTTCAGGCCGTCCGGTGTGGACGAGTCGAGCATCCATTCCGAATCGATGTTCAGATACAGGGCGCGCTCTTCCTGGAACCAGACGTTCTGGCTCTTGAGCTTGTAGCCGCTAGGGGTCAGTTCAGCCATGTCACACCGTCAAAGTCGAAAATTGCACGTCGGCCTCGCCATACGTCGTCAGCACCTGGGACTGCACGGACAGCGTGCGGGCATCCAGATCGAACTGCAGGGCGAAGGACAGCAGCCGCACCACGCCAGGGGATCGGGCGATTCGGTTGCGCAGAATCGCCTCGACGGCGTTCAGGTTTTCGCCCTTGCCCAGGATCTGCTGGAACCAGGGCGTGCCGTCGGTGACGTCCCGGAAATACTCGCCCAGAAACAGCTTCAGCCGCGTCACGATGGTCTGCGCGATGGCCTTGCGCTCAGTGTCGAACATGCGCCCGCGCGTCACCAGGTCGCCGGACTCGTCCAGTCGTCGAACGGTCATCAATTTGTAGGCCCTCCCGATGTGTTCGGCCCGTTTTGCACATTGGGGTGCTTGTGGGCCTTGCCGCTGATACCGCCGAACACCACGTCGCCCGCTCGAAGAATGCCGTCCGTGCCGATCGTTGCGCCGTTGATGTTCACCGTGCCGTCGGCCAGTAGCCGGATGTGTCCCGCCCCGTTCTCGATGTTCACATCCCCGTCCGGGGCGATCCGCACCTGGGCCGCGCCGTTGTCAGCGATGATCTCGCCGCTGGACTTGATCCAGACGTGTCGGCCGCCGTCTCGCGACTGCAGGCGGATGCCGTCGTTGGCAAATCCGGTGATGCGCGTGGGCGTCGTGAAACCGCGCCAGCGGGTTCTGGGCAACGCCGCCCGTTTGCTTCCAAGCGTCCACGCACCGCTGCGAGAACAGAATCAGGCCCTCGTCGCCTGGGTCGATCTGGTGGATTGTCACGAACTGCGTGCCGCCCAGGAATACGACCGGGACATCCGCGATGGGCGGCGGCTGGATCACGGCACCGCCGGCGGTCACCGTCTGCACACCTATCCGGACCTGGGCGCGCTGCTGCTCGGGGTCGAACGTTAGAATGTGACCAGGCACGCTTGTGCAGACGCCCTTCATCATTTCGGTGAAGGCCGTGCGGAAAAATCCGGAATTCATCTGCAACCCTGATAATCGAGGAATGACATGAAAACGAAAGCTGCGATTGCCGCCGCATTAACGTTGGGCATAGCAATTCCCGTCATGGCAAAAACCATGTCTGTAAACGTGTCCGGCCCCGGTGCTGTTAATCCATTTTTCGGATACCAGATGAAGTACGTAGACAAGGACCGGAATTCATGTACTTTCCGATTTTCCCAGCCTGGCGATGGCCTCTCGTACCTTACGGCCGACAAGGAATGTCCGTCATTCGTTACGGAAGATCGTGTGTTCGAGGATGCGCAGGCCGCTCTCGAAAGAATGGAGACCATCACCCACGCTTTCACATTTGCTGAATACTTCGGAGACGATGGATACGGAAACAAGGTTGAGCGGGCCGGACTGCGTTATAGGTGTGCGAAAGCAAGCGACATAAAAATTAATAATCCGATCGACTGGGCCGGAACTGCGAGAAATCCGATATCTGGATATATGTTTATGCCAGAGGACGACTTTGATTTAAAAGGGTGGTACAAACTGGATTATTTTCCAAATGGATATAAACCGCATCAATTTACTGTTGGCGCATGGAAGCTAAGCGACGACAGAATGACAATTACCGCGGTTGATAAAGGGCGAAAATTTTCAATTCCTTACTTAAAGACAACGGAGTGCGCATTCCATCCGGCAAATTAAGCCTTATGCGCAGCCCCCTCTTTGAACATATCAAACGCCCTGCTCGCCGCCTCGTTCTTTGTGACCTTGCCGTCGTGGTTTCGGTCTAGTCCGCGATTTTGCGTGTAGTAGATGCTACCTTCCACCCACAGCACATAGTCATCGGCCTTGCCGACGGCGTCGGGCCACAGCACGGCCATGTAGGCGTCGGCCAGCGTCCGAATCTTGGCAGCATACGGCTTGTAATAGGCATAGACATAATCCAACTGCTCGACCGCTGTCATGTTCCTCAGGGCCTGCGTGGACGTGCCCAATCTGGCCGCCGTGCTCGGAATGAACTGGATCAGACCGGTAGCGCCTGAAATCGGATTCTTTTCGGCGGGGCTGAATGTCCTTCCCGTCTCGAACGCCATCACCGCCATCAGCCAGTTGGGATCGAGACCCAGCTTGTCGGCAATCTCGCGCACCTTGGCGCGGAACTCCTGCGAGACCTTCGCGCCCCACACCAGGCCGGGGCCGTCGGCGACCAGCGGCTCTTTGGTTCCTGCCCGGATGCCGTCGATTCTCATATTCCACTCGTCACCGTGCGAATCGCCCCGAAACAGGATGCCGAACACGTTGTATTCGCCGTTGGCCGACACATCCCCGGCCATCTCGGCCACGAAGATGTTCCCGGTGTTGTAGGTCGAAAATTCCGACTGTACGTTGATCCTGCTGGTGGTGCGGATATGCGGGTTGATGCGCGTCGTGACGTTCACGCCCAGGCCCTGCGGTCCTCGGTTGACCTCGGGCATGCCCACCATCCCGGCGTGCTGATTGATATCAAAGATCGTTGTGGTGCGCGCCTTGTCCACCCTGGTGATAACCAGCGAACCATGCTCTTCTGACCAGTTGAAATCGAACATCCGCGCGAGGTCATCCAGGATCCGCTTGGGGTCGCCGTAGGCCGTCCAGCCGGCGGGCAGCCGGTCTTTATCGGTGAACTGAGACGCGTCCATTTCCAGGCGCAGAGGCCACGCTGCCGCCACGTCCTTAAGCACGTCCTTCACGTTGGCCCCAGAACCATAGGGCGACTTCATGACGCCGCGATTCTTGGCCTGCCCGGCAGACCAGCATAGCAGCCGCGTGAACACATCTGGCCCGCTGCGCTCCCGGAAGACGTTGGTGACCGTGCCCGCAAAGATCGTGCCGAACTGATCCTTGTAGCCAGCCTGGAAGATGATGTCGTTGCCGCGCTCGATCGTGGTTTTCTTCGCCAGGTTGTAGATCTGGATGTCCGCGAAAGACTGCGTGTTCTGGGGGCGCACGTCGATATCGAATACCACACGGAACTGCCGCCCCTCGGTCTCGTCGATGAATGGTTTCCCGTTCAGCAGCATCGACCATTTGCGAAGATACTGTTTTATGTCGGTAGCCATACCAAGTGGTTGTCCTTGCCCAGATTGTCCAGCGTCGCTTCAGCGCCCACGAAGATCAGCCGCCCGATGTCCTCGGGCAGGTTGTAGCCTTCCGTCAGCACGGCGCCGGCGTTCAGGCCCATGCCCAGGGCCACGGGCGCGCCGTCGCGGTAGATATCCAGCGTCCACACCGGTACTTCCTGATACGCCAGGAAGTTGACGCGGAACTCCAGCAGGTTTTCACCCAGGCGCTGCGTGAAACGCTGATGTGCGTTGGCGCTGCCGGCCTTCAGTGCGATCTCGATCATGGCGACACCTGCGTAATGCCATCAGTCACATTGACGGCGTGTGCAGTGGCTGGGCTGGGCGCCTCGCCGACTTGCTGGCCGCTGTTTGCATCTGCGGCAGCGCCTGACTTGGCGGGGTCGCCGTCGGCCAGTTGGTCCTGGCTGGGCTGCGTCTTGTCGGCTAGCCGGCTCAGCTGGATCAGTTCCTGCATTTCGGCCACGAAAATCAGCCCGTTCTCGTTCTCGGGATCGCGGTCACGCGACACGCGGGTGAGAACCATGTCTTTGAGTTGGATGTCCACGGCATCCACATCGAACGGCAGGCCAGCCGCCAACAGCTCCAACAGGAACTCCAGTGCGCTCGATGCGCGGGTGCTCTGGTTGCCGGCGAGAAACCCAGCCGACAGGCCAGCCGCCGCCGCCACATAAGGGTTGTTGCCCGCCAGATTCGACAGTCCGCCTGCTGCCAAGCCCACCAGGTCGAACATCTTCAACGGGTTGTTGCTGATTGAGCCGACCATGTAGTAGCGGACCGGCTGGATGATCCGGTGGTCGGCCACCTTGACCCCGGACTCCACCGGGTAGCGGGTCAGTTCGACGGACGCCTCGAACGAGTCTTCCAACACAGCGTCGAACTGGTATCCCGCCAGATTCGGGGCCTGACGCGTCAGGATATTCAGGATGCTCATCGGCTCACCGAGGAAATCAGGTCGTCGGCCGTATTGCGTTCACGACGCTCCACAACCTCTGTCACGCGCTTGTCGAAGGCTCGGCCGTCCAACTCCATTTTGACGTCCAGGTGATTCTGCACATCCACGCGCTGCGGCGCGGCCGATTGCTGGGCTTGAGCACGCTGATCGCGGATCATCATCACGTTCGGGCTGGCGCTGGCCGCCTCGGCGTTGCTGACCTCGCCGCCGGAATAGACTGGTACCGTGCTGGGATTCCCCAGGGGAAAAAACGGCTCGTCTTGCGGCCCGAACGGCACCAGCGGCCCCCCTTCTGTGAGACGCTTTCGCTGCTCATCGGTCACCCCGTTGACCGCCATATCTCCGACAATGACGCCGGCACCAGCCAACGCCCCCCAAGTCCCGAGGCGGGCAAGTCGAGCGCCGGCAGCCCCGACGCCGCCGGGAACAAGCCCGCGCATCAATACGCCGCCAGCGGCAGCCGCGCCACCTCCCGCCGCGATGGCAGATGCACCAGGATGCTCGGCAGCGACACCAAGGGCGGCGTCGATTTGCTCCTTGTGCTCGTCGATAAATCCGCCCATGGACTGCAGCACACCAGTGAATCCCGGCAGCACCTTCTCGGCCAGCGTGTTGCCGATGCCTTCCATCCTGGTTCCGAACTCGGCCAGTTCCTTGTTGAAATCCCGTGCGGCCTCGGTCGCGTCGGTAAAGCCGGAACCAAGCAATTGCGCAGCACGCGAGATCTCTGCGTCAAACTTATCGACGCCCCCACGGAGCGAGCGCATGACGTCGTCAGTCAGCCCCAGGGCGCGCTGGGTTAGCTGCTGCTGATTCTTGTCCATGTTCTGGACCATGGGCGCAAGAGTTCGGAGGAAGTCCTTGCCGCTCGTCGTTTTGGATAGCGCCTCGATGTCGCCTCGCGCCAGCGCCACATCCTCAAGCGGGCCCAGCATGCCCTTCAACTTCAGGTTTGTCTGGGCCTCTTCGATTGATCTGATCGCCGCCAGTGCGCTGTCGGCATCGCCGCCCATCGCGGCCAGGGCGCGGCCGTAAGCGTATATGTACGCTGGGGATGTCTTCAGTCCTTCGGCGGCCAAGTTCAAGCTGTCGATCCGCTTGCTGGCATTGATCGCGGCCGTGCCCGCTACGGCGAACGCCCCGACCATAGCCGCGCCAGTGATCCCGACGACGGAGCGCATGCGCCCAAGGCTTGCCTCGACGCGCTTGGCCCCCTTGTCGTAGTCCTCGGTATCGAGGCCCACGCCAATCAGGAAGTTTTTCAGGACGCTGGGCATGGCGGGTTATCTCTTCTTCGGGGTGGCAGCGCGCACGGCCTCGCGGTGGGCGCGCACCATTTCATCGATAGCCTGGTTGAACCGCTCCACGTCTTCCAGGGCGTACGTGCCGTCGGTGAGCTGCGCCCACGTGCACAACGGCGGGCAGATGCCGTTCACGCCGGCGCACGGCCGCATCAGATACCAGTTGACGGGGCTTGTGCTTGGCTGGCCGCGTCTCTTGCGCTTGCG